CCTACGTATATCACTGGATCGCATTATATGTTTATTCAGTGGAGTAAGATAGACGTTGGTTATCCTGATTACAGGGCTGCTAACAGGACGTTCTTTATTTTTTGGGAAGCGTGTAAATTAGATAAGAACTCTTACGGGATGTGTTTTCTTAAAAACAGACGTAGTGGTTTTTCTTATATGGCTAGTAGTGAAACAGTTAATTTATCTACAATGACTTACGAGAGTAGGTTTGGTATATTATCAAAGACTGGGGCAGATGCTAAGACTATGTTTACAGATAAGGTGGTGCGTATATATCGTAACTATCCTTTCTTTTTTCAACCGATACAAGATGGTTCTAGTAACCCTCGTGTAGAGCTTGCGTTTAGAGAACCTGCTAAGAAGATTACAAAGAATCAAAAGCATATAGAAAACTCTGAGGCTTTAAACTCTAGTATAGATTGGAAAAACACTGGAGACAATAGTTACGATGGTGAGAAGCTTAAACTTCTAGTGCATGACGAGGCAGCTAAATGGATTGGTCAAAATTCTATAAAGAAGAATTGGAGTGTAACTCAAACCTGTCTATTATTAGGTAGAAAGATCGTAGGTAAATGCATGATGGGATCTACTGCAAATAAGCTGCAAGATGGTGGGTCAGAGTATAAAGATATATTCTACGACTCTGACATGGGAGAGAAAGACTTGAATGGTAGAACTAAGAGTGGATTATATAAGTTGTTTATACCAGCTTATGATAATCTAGAAGGTTTTATTGATGAGTATGGTAACTCTGTAATAGAGACCCCTAAGGAACCTGTAATGGGTGTGGATGATATGCTTATTGATGTTGGTGCTAAAGATTATATCCAAAATAGAAGGGATGCTTTGAAGAATGATATGACAGCTTTGTCAGAATTTAAAAGACAGTTTCCATTTACTATAGAGGAAGCGTTTAGAAATGATACTCAAAGTTGTATATTTGACGTTGAAAAAATCTATCAACAGATGGATTATAACGAGGTTAACAATACTCCTACAACAAAAGGAGAGTTTATTTGGAAGAATGGTACACAGGATAGCGAGGTTGTATGGATACCTCATAGAAAAGGCAAGTGGGAGATTACTTGGGTTCCAGAAGCTCAAAATCAAAATGTTGTCTCTTCTAGATACAATAAAAAATTTCCTGGAAGGACAGGAGAGTTGGTTGCAGGTTGTGATCCTTATGACCATGACACCACTACTGATGGTAGGAGATCTGATGCTGCTGCTCATGTTTTTCATAAGTTTAGCATGTCAAGTGATGCGTCTATGCAGTTTGTATGCGAATACATTAATAGACCACCTAAGGCAGAAATATTCTACGAAGACATGATTAAGATGTGTGTTTTCTATGGGTGTCAAATATTAGTTGAGAATAACAAAGTAGGTATACTAAAGTATTTTGAAAATAGAGGTTATTACGAGTATCTAATGGATAGACCAGATATGACTCATACTGAGTGGAGTAGAGGAAGGCAAAAGACAAAGGGAATACCTGGCTCTGGAGCTGCAGTAATAAATGCTCAGGCAGAAGCTATAGCGACTTATATATATGACCACGTGGGTATGAAGTCTGATACAGAAGAGATGGGAAGGTGTTATTTTAATACTTTACTTGATGACTGGAGTAGATTTGAAATAGATAACAGAACAAAGTATGATGCTAGTATTTCTTCATCTTTAGCTTTACTAGCTTCTCAAAAATATATTAAACCAAAGAAAGAATTAAAGGTATCATCTCCCTTAGTTAAAAAATACTCTAACAAGGGGATGTTTAGTAAAAAAATAAAATAGATATGCTTAACAAGAAACAAGAGTCATACGGTTACCCTTCTCCTTTGTCTACAAACGAGGAGAAAGCTTCATTGGCTTATGGGTTACAGTACTTTAAAACAATGTACTACGATTGGCACAATAACAGTGACGTATACTTTAGAGATAAAAAGTTAAGATATTCTAGGAATAGAAGTTACGCTGAGGGTAATCAAGATGTTGGTAAATATAAAGACTTGCTTGATGTACAAGGTGATACCTCTTACCTTAATATAGATTGGAGTCCTGTATCTATCATACCTAAGTTCGTTGACGTTATAGTTAACGGGATGGTTAATCAAGAGTATGATGTTAAGGCTGAGTCTATAGACCCTATCGCAGCTAACAAAAGGTTAGAGAAAAAGAAACAAATGCTTGGGGACATGCTATCTAAGGATTTTTTAGAAAATCTAGAAGACGAGACTGGCATACCTTTAGCTCCAAATGGTTTTGTAGCACAAAGCTCTGAAGAGGTTGATATGTTTATGGCTTTAAACTATAAACAAAACGTTGAGATAGCTTTAGAGAAAGCAATTGAGTACACACTAAATATAAACGATTACGATCAAGTAAAAAGATACATGATACGTGATCTTGTTGTTTTAGGAATATGTGCAGCTAAAACGGACCTATCTCCTACAAGTGGTCTTAGCATTCGATATGTAGACCCTTCAAATTTAATTACATCTTTCTCTTCGTCTTCTGACTTTAAGAACATGAAGCACGCAGGTGAGGTATACTCTATGACTATTGCTGACTTAAAGCAACAAGCAGGAGATCAGTTTAGCGAGGAAGACTATATTAAGATAGCTAACGAGTACGCAGGTAAGAATAACAATCCTATGTACTTTGATACTACAGCTAACTACGAAAATGGAGACAACACTTATGATTATGATAAATTTAGCATCAACGTATTAGATGCTGAGTTTATGACAAGTCACGAGTTAAAATACGAAAAGAAACAAAATAAAAAGGGTGGCTACTCAGTAAATAAAAAACCATCTAACTACAAGCAACCTAAGAACTCTAAGACTAATAGAAAAGCTATTGGCTCTACAGTAAAGGTTGTATACACAGGTAAATATATTGTAGGTTCTGATTACGTATTTGATTACGGTTTAATGAAGGATATGCCTAGAACTAAGTCTAACCTATCTGAAACTAGACTTTCTTATATCGTATACCAACCTAACTTATACAAAATGAAGAGTCGTTCTTTAGTTGATAGAATGATTCCATTTGCAGATCAGATACAATTATCTCACCTTAAGATACAGCATACACTAGCTAAAGCTAGACCAAAGGGTGCTGCATTTGAGATAGGCTCTTTAGAGAATGTATCTAAAGGAGATGGTGGTACATTCACCCCTATGGAGCTTCAAGAAATATACGATCAAACTGGTAACATCTATTATAGACGTATAGATGATGAGGGTCAGATGACAGGAGCTATGCCAATACAGGAATTAGAGAATGGTATAGGTAGAGACTTTATGACTCTTATTAATGTATACAACCATAACATGCAGATGATTCGTGACGTGACTGGTATTAACGAGGCTCGTGATGCGTCTAAACCATCTAGTGAAGCTTTAGTAGGTGTTCAAAAGTTATCTCTTCTAGCATCAAATAACGCAACTAGAGATATTAATGATGCTTACTTGAATGTAACTAAGAGAGTAGCACAGAGTGTTACTGTTCGTATGCAAGACCTAATAAACTTTAAGAACCTACATAGTATGTACTCTAATGTTATTGGGGAAACTTCAATGGAGTCAATAGACCTCATGAAGAAGCTATCCATCCACGAATTTGGTATTACCTTAGAGGTTGCTCCTAACGAGGAAGAAAAGCAGATGATGGAGCAAAACATTCAGGTTTCTTTAGCTCAAAAAGAGTTAAGACTAGAGGACGCTATAATGATTCGCTCTGTTAAGAATATTAAGATGGCTAATCAAATGCTTATCTTAAGAAGAAAGAAATATCAAGAGGAACAGCAAGCTCAGGCTCAACAAGCGTCAGAACAAAATGCTATGTTACAACAACAGTCTGCTCAACAAGCTGCACAGCTTAAGCAACAAGAAATGCAGGCAGAGGTTCAAATAGAACAGGCTCGTATTCAAGCTAAGGCTCAGGCAGAGATGGAGTTAAAGCAAATGGAGTATCAGCTTAAAGAACAGTTTGAGCAAGCGCAACATCAAAGAAGGCTTAGAGAGATAGAGTTAGGTAACTTAGGTAAGGAGGGAGCTGCTTCTATACAAGGTAGTGTAAGAAAAGAGGTTCAACAACAGTCTGCTATAAATCAATCTCAAATGATAGAGCAGAGAGACGGTAAAAGAGGACCTCTAGGCGAAGAAAACAAAGTAAGTTAAATAATTTGACTTTGTAATAAAAAAGTTTATATTTGCGAAAAATAAGTAATTAAATTTAAGACAATGGATATAAGAGAAGATTTATTAAGTAAGCTTGGTGGAGAGGTTATTCAACCTCAAAATCAACAAAATATCGTTGACTTGACTGGTGATGAAAACCAAGCAGTTGAGTCAGAGCAACCTGTAACGCAGGAGCAATCTAACGTTATAGACTTGACAGGTGAGAGTTCTTTAAATAATGAGGAGACCAGTCTTGATGAAAATCAAACTAGTCAACAAGATGAGGGTTACGAGGAATTAAGTGATGACCAAATTGTCTTACAATACCTTAGCGAGAAGCTTGGGCGAGACATAGATTCATTTGATGATTTTGACAACACTATTGTAGAAACAGAAAGTAATGACTTTGCTAGCGAGCAGCTTCAAGTTATTAATGAGTATGTAAAAAACACTGGTCGTACTGTTCAAGATTACCTAAACACTCAGACGGTTGATTTATCCAACGTATCTGATGATGCTGTAATGAAGGAATATCTTAAGCTAGAGAATCCAAGTTTAACTGAAGCTGAGTTAAATGATTACATTGCTGCAACATACAAAACAGATTCTGAGGAGTATAGTTCGAGGGAGACCAACGCTGGTAAGGTTCAACTTACTAAGGACGCTAAAGCTGCTAGAGACTACTTTAACAAGGTAAAAGAGGATTATGCTATGCCAATGCAAGCAGATGATCCTGAAGTATCTGAAGCTGAAAGAGGAGAATGGTTATCACAAATGGAGAGTGAGGTTAATGACCTTGAAGGTTTATCTTTCTCTATGAATGATAAGGGTGAAGAGTTTGTTTATAATCTAGATGACGAAGCTCGTCAGGAGATTATGGGCTACAACTCTAACTTAGAAAACTTCTTTGATAAGTATGTAGATGAAAGTGGTGACTGGAACTTTGACGCTCTCAATACAGATATGTACATCTTAAATAACATCGACAAGATTGTTAGAGGTGTCGCTAATCAGTACAGAAGCAAAGGGACAGAGAACGTAATTAATGAGATTAAGAATCCTTCGTTTAATCAGGATAAACAAGAAGCTCCTCAAAGACAAGAGTCAACTCTTGATATGTTAAGACGACAAATACTTGGTTAAAAACAAAAATTAATTATTATTTATTTAAAAATATATAAGACATGGCAAGTGTAAATATACCAAGCAGTTTGCAGGCAACTCCTGCTAACTCAGCGGTTGCAACAACATCAAACTATGTATCTTCTACTGATTTAATTGCTTCAGGAGATACTAGTGCTTTACTTCACAAACGTGATGTTGATGAGCAACTGATTAAACGATACGGTAACCAAGGTGTTACTGGATTAATGGAATTGTTGGGTAATAAAAAAGAAACAACAAACCGAACTTTTGAACACTATGAAGAAACTTTTCTTCACAATGTATTCACAGCAAGCACATCAGGATCTGGTGTTTATATTATAGACGCTACTGATACTGATGGAGGAAACTCTGACGCAGACAAGCAAGGTGCTGCTCGTGATGGGGACTTATTATTAGGTGCTTCAGGAACTATGTACTATGTTACTAAAGATTCTACTTCACCAGATGAGATAGTTCTTAAAAACGTATCTAATGGTGACTTAGCTGGAGCTACTGATACTGAGTTTGCTATCGTAGGTAACGCTTACGCAGAGCAAACAGGTCAACCAGGAGGTCTTACACCTAAAGTTCACCACTATTCTAACAAGTGTCAAATTATTAAAGAGTCGTTTGTAGTTTCAGGTTCTGAAGCAACTAACGCTATTTATGTAAAAGTAAACTCTCCTGAGTTTGGTACTGGTTACTTATGGTACTTGCAAGGTGAGGCTGACACTCATCAACGATTCTTAGATTACTCTGAGCTTGCAATGATTGTAGGTCAAGCTGGTGATGGTACTCTATCTAATGCTGATGCTAACGAAGATGGATCATCAACTAACATCAATACTGTACACACTACAGAAGGTCTTTTATCGTTTATTGAAAACAAAGGTCAGTCAATGGATCTTGGTTCTTCAGCGATTACAATGGCTGACTTTGATGCTGCTGTTAAATCTTTAGACA